CAATAGGGGCCTTTCTTTTTTTACAAATCATTTAATAACTCCATAGCCTGACCTATTAAGGTCATAGCAGAATGAAGCTTGCGTTTTGCCTCATCTATTTTTGGCTCTACAGTCGAATTTTTTAAAAGATTGGAAACAAACATATTTTTTCCTGTTTGTTCTTTAACAATAAGCCTTATATTTTTGACAATTATCATAGCTCCGTCCAAAATCTTTGGGCCTACCAGAGGAGTTTTTATTAAATCACTTTGCAACAGTGCATTTTTATAATTTTCCCCAACGTACAAAACATTCGGGTATTCATCATATAGCGTATAATGTACATCAATAAGTATTTCTATTTCTTTTTCGATTGTTTTACTTATAGGCAGCGGATCAAGACCGTTAGGCATAGGGTTGAAACCGTGTCTTTTTCTCCTTTGATTTATTGTTTCGGGTTTTTTTTCTTCACTGCTGCATTCAGGCGGTCTTTCTTTGGTTCGTGTTACATAGCAAACGGAATATTCTGACATTCTTAATTTAAGTGGTTTTATTAAATACTTCTTTATGTCGTCATCATTTGATATTTTTTTTAAATCATATAAATAAAACCCTCCAATTACCAAAGTGTCAGGATCATAGCCATTGTCTTCTTGAAAATTAAAGATTAAATTATCAATATAACCAAAAGACCCTATATCATAATATTCAGAACTTACCGGTGTAACTTTTTCAAACCAATAAAGATCAAAACGATTTTGTCTACATTCAAGTAAGTTAACTACTAATTTGCCGGGATTATTTATGTTGTCAAACAATAGGAAAATATTTTCAACAGTATAGGTTTCCATGTCTTCTTCACTTTTAAATAAATAATTATTTTCAGATTCATATTTTCCCCGGCCATAATCTGAAAGTCGCACTTTATCCCCCGGCTTAATTTTTGTTTCATTCATTTGTGTCCTCCTTTTCTTTAGTATATTTTTCTACACAATTAAAACAAATCATATTTGATTCAACCTCTTGACAATTTTCTCCGAATTTAGCTTTTTTATGCTCATTTATACGTATAGATACTACCAATTTTATTTTATTATCAAAGAAATTTTTAAATCCTAAAACAATACAAGCGCGATAGAATGGAAACTCTAAAGCTTTATATATTCCCGGTTCCATTTCTAATTCATCAGCAGAGGTTTCATTAAGGACAAAATGGTCTGCCTCATAACCTTTTGTATCATAGCTTTCTTCACAAATAGGGCATACCTCATAGTATTCATCACCATAACAGGATTCACATAATAGTTCTTTATCTTCAATCGTTAGTTCTGGAAAATCGTCCATTTCAAAAATTGATTTTCCGCAGCTGTCACACTCACATTTATGTTTTATTATAAAATCAATTTCATTGTCGTCAATTGGACATGGTGAGCTATTATATTCAGATTTGTAATGCTCTTTAATTTTGTCTTTCATATCGCCCCTCCTCAAGTTGCCGATCTAAACGGCAAAAGGTGATTTGCTAATTCACTTTCTGTTATGGCTTTAATTAATGAGCACTCGACTGTGACGTTGTTTATTCCATCATGTACAAATATTTTTCTTTCTTCTTCATCATACCCTGTGTATCGGCCTATAATAATGCGAGCATCTTCTTTAGAATAACCCTTCATAAATCCTACAACCGGAGTTAGTTCGTCAATTTGAGGGCCAATCCATATTGAATGTTCTTTAGTCATGTATTTTCTCCTTTGAGTTTTTATTTTAATATTATTTTGTTTCTTTAAGTTCCAATAATTTTTTATGATATATTTCTATTTCTTCCGGAGAATAATTATTATCTTCTCCAATTTCTTTATAGTTTTCAAGCCAGTGGTCTATATGATAACATTCACAACCTATAAGTACGATCTCGTTTATGTATTGGATAGTATGCTCGGGAACAGTGTTTATAAATATTATAGGATGTTCAAGATTGGTTCCATTTAATTTGGTCTCGTGAAAAATCGCTCCATATAAATCTGATCCTCTTAAATCCGCATTACTTAAATTAGCTCTACTTAGATTGGCTCCGATTAGATTCGCTCCACATAGATTAGCATCACTTAAGTCAGCATCACTTAAATCAACATTCATCAGGTTTGCCTCACTCAGATTTACTCCATTTAATTTCGACATACTTAGGTCTGAGCTCGACAGGTTAGATTTGCTTAAGTTTGGTTTGTCCACCTCTAATCCACTCAAATCCGCAAAAACCCAATCTATTTTTTTACCTTTGGTTGGTTCAGACAACCAAAGGTCATGGTCATTTAACATTTTTTTTAACCGTTTCATGTCTATGTTTCCCATTCTTTAAGCCTCCTTTGAGATATAATATTATTTTAAAACCATTACACAGGGCTTCTGTATAGTCTTTAAGTACTGTGAAAATGATTTTTTGAGTCAAATTTTTAATTAAAAGCCCATACAGGCCCTTAAAAACAGCGTTTTTTAGTCTAATAAGTCATAACCGTTCTTTTGTCCTATTAGAGGTTATGGACTTAGCGCAACGAATTCATCAACTTCAAATGTTTCAAAACTATATTTGCAACCGTAATTATCCCACATATAGGATTCTGCAATTTCATAGCAATCTGGACAGTTAGGGAAATGGCCAATATCTTCTATTGAAAGTAGAATGGTTTTTAATAAATCCCCACCTTCATCTTTAATTAAAATTACAATTTTTTTATTTTCACTTTCTTTGTTCATTCTTCACCTTCCTTTTATTCTTATTTTATTTGTCCTATTAGGGTTTTGTTTTTTTAGCGTTATTTTTTAGATTAAACAGTATGTCATAAGCCTCTGAAAGGTTTAGCTCGATAGGCAGTCCATTTTTTTCAGATAACTCCCTTGCTATTGTTTCAGCTTTCTTTGCTGTTTCAGTGTTTATCCCCATAGCAATTACCTCCTTTTGTTTTTGCTAAAAACACCCACCATTTTAATAATATTTTTAATTTAATAACAGCAAAAGTATTATAAAGATATTCTTTTTCAGCTTTCAATATTTTTGCAATACTTTCTTTTTTTTGCTTCATATCTTTTTCAATAAGTAAATTCAAATTAGAAAAATATTCAGCTTTTATAAATTCAGCAGAAAAGGGAATTTCTTTTAAAACTCCTTTTTGTTCAAGTAGGGTGAAAGAAAGCCCCCCGAATGAAGTGTCGGGATGAATCCTGTAAATCTGATCAGGGTTTAAAATTGAATTCTTAACAAATATTTCATCTTTATTAAGAAGCTCAGATATATCTCTTGTTATTTTATAAAATTTTATTGTCTTGTGTTTCATACTTTACTCCCTTTTTTATTTTATAGTTTATAGCTGAGACCTGTATAATTCATAATCGTCATCGACCAATTTATAATAATAACTATAACTTGAAGTACCTCCACTTTCAGTATTAAGAAAATCTACAATACGATGTCCATCACTAATGCCTAAGTTTTCAGAAATTAAAACATCATTCTTGATTTTAAACGAACTTGTTGCAATTATTTTCATCATCTCTCCCCTGAATAATTATTCATAAAATCCCGGCCCTTTTCTGTTATTTTAAAAGTCAAATATTTAGTGTTGGGCCAATTGCCGAATATTATTTCAACATAGCCCAACTCTGAAAGCTTGTTTACTGCTGCGGCTTCGATGTTATACTGCGTATTGCCAGTGTCGGAGTCACAGGGGCCTATACAATATTGATCAAGCATGGAGAGTGTGGTGTAGATGTAAAATTCTTGTTGTTTTATTACACTTTCAAGTTTATTTAAAAATTTTTGTATTTTTGGGTCATTCATAATTTAAGCCTCCTTTGTTATTTCCTTCTTCTTTTTATTTTATTTTTAATACGGCGAACCCTTCCCTTGTTACTATAAGTATAAGCCACAAAGCTCCAAAAATCGTTACTTTGATGGAATGAATTTTCCCATTTACCTGTTGCATGGTGTCCCCATAAGTGATAAATACTTTCAATCATGTTAAGCCTCCTTATAATATCTACTTAAATCACTTTCCAGCTTCTCCAATGTCCCGCCGAAAGTCCCTTCTCTCCAGGTAAACCTTCGGGCGATAACCCAGTCTTTACCATCTGTAATTAGAGACCAGTAATTAAAACCGGGAGACTGTTCATATTCAATAAATTTTTTGAATATATTATCAACCTTGCTTTTTAATTCATCCGTCCAATCGTCTCCACTGCATATCCATCCGGGACATGGTTCGGTTCTCAAGTTGTGTAAAAACATTGCTGTTAGATCCATAGTTTAGCCCTCCTTTGTTATTTTATTTAAAGACAAAATAATACCTTGTCATATCTTTGTCAAGTTAAAAGTAAAAAAAATAATTATTTTTACTTTATTAACAACATTTTAATAAAGTTTCAAAATATTTAATTCTAAAATTTTTGTTATTTTTAATTCTGTCTTTAAAATATGGATCACTACTCATGCCATAAAGGATAGTGTCTGTTGCGAACACCCACCGACTTTGACAAATAAAATCATGAAAAATAAGCAAATTATAAACAACATTGTCAATTAGAACATAAGCAGATTTTAAACCCTCTTGAAAATCGCCATAATTAAGACATATCCCATTGTGGTCTTGCATTATTGTTTCAAATGAAATAGTAGAACCGGAGATAATAATATTAACATCTGACTCATAAGTGAGACAACCGAAAGCCGATGAGCCTGTAACTATTCCGTGTCTACAGATTAACTTTTTTAATGTATCTGTTGTTTCTACTAAAGGTTTGACTTCATTTAATAGCTTTCTCAAGGTTTTTTGTGTTTCCATTTTTATTTCCCTTTTAATTTTGTTATTTTACGTCTAAAACGGCATAAGCCGCATTTTGTCCTATTGTTTTTTGCCGTTTATTTAGGCGCATCAGGTAATGGTTTCCAGTGAGTAGGGTTCACTTTATAATTTTCTATGCAAAACTCTTCATCTGAATTAAAATAAGCAAAGCCAATTTTCCACGATTGATCTTGATTCCAGTATTCACAATAATATATTAAGCAATGGCTCATTATCGGCGGCATTTTTTTTGAACACTCTATCCAATTATCAAAATATTCTATTTCGCTAATTGTATAATGAGATAAATCTTTTCCACTTTCTTGAATATCAAAAGATTCCGATTCTTCAACGAACATATATCCATCATCTTGTTTACCATAGTGTTCTATTAACTTTTCAATATCTTTTGACGCTGAAACAAGTTCTCTCCATTCATAAAAATCATAAGTTACACGAAACAAGCCATACATTTTTTTGCTCATAATGATTCTCCTTTGAGATATAATATTATTTTAAAAATTTTCATAGCCCCTTCGGTTAAAAAGGGGCGTGTGGAAGTTTTTAAAATTATTTAATGAAAATAATTTCGCTGGTTTTTCTTTTTAAATTTTCTTGTTTTTGTTCATTGAGTATTTTTTTGTTAAAATCTTCATTCAATCTTTTTTCAAGTTCGGTTGTATCCTGTGGCGAATACAGATACCAGCCAGTAAAAAGAATAGGTGCAACTATTGTCTCAGATAAAATAATTGATGCCACAATTGTTCCGGGACTGACTTTGTATTTAACGCCATCCATTTTCTTGTGCTCATCATTCGGGATCCAACCATAAGGTTTTACCTCTATAATTTTTCCAGATTTAAGTGTGACCATTTTACTGTCAGCACAGCCAATAAGAACCGTTGAGATAAGAAGAATAAGTATTGTGATTTTTTTCATATTAAGCCTCCTTTGAGATATAATTTTATTTTAAAATCATTACACATAGGCTTTATATAGCCTTTAAGTACCGTGAAAATGATTTTTTGAGTCAATTTTTTATTTAAAAGCCCATACAGGCCCTTAAAAACAGCGTTTTTTAGTCTAATAAGTCATAATTTCCCTTTTGTCTTATTAAGGTTTTGTTATTTTATCCCATGATAAAGAGAGTGTTTCATGAAAATCCTTTCTTTTACCATTTACTTTTATTATAAATTGTATAACATCACACTTGTGATTAGCCTCGTGATAAATGCTGTAAAATCTTGATTTTACATACTCCAAGCCTTTTCCACAAAACGGACAATATCTATGCCCTTGTTTATCTGTTATTAAATCAGAAACGTTATTCATATCGTACCTTCCCTTTTTATTTTTTACGAACATAGCTTCTGAACTCATCCCCTGTTTCAGCAGGCCCCAAAGTTTCTCTATATTCTTTCAGGAGTCTTAATATATTTTCAGCCCCTTTTTTAGCTTCTTGATAAGTGCCCTCTTTATTATAAATATAAAGTTTCCATTCATTGAATCCATTACATATACAATACCATAAAGGGCATTCTTCGCAACATCGATAAAATTCACAACAAAGACAATTTGACTTCATATCTTTTATTTTATCCCACATTGAAAGTTTTTCTTTCGCTTTTGGAAAATCGTCAACAAGCTCCTGCCATGCTTTTATATCTAAATCAATGGTTTCAATTTCAGTCATTTAGTTTCTCCTTTGTTTTATTTAAAATTAAAGTAGCATCAGCAGGGATCTTTATTTGTATCGGTCTGGAAACTGAGGCGGCTGATAATTCCTTTTCAAGTATTTTAAGAGCATCAGTATATCCTTTTTTATATGCTTCATGAGCGACTTTATCACAATTTGGGCAATGGATTCTTGTACTGGTCATAATTAAATCCTTTCCAACATATTTACGGCCTGTCTTTTGGCTTCTGACCATGTATTCCAACATTGATTGCCTCCGTCTCCGATAACATCAATGTTTGCTATTTTTGCATACCAGTGAGAGCCGCCGGGCCATTGAAAAATCCTTATATCTTCTTTTGTGAACTCATTGGAAGGGTAAATCATCTTTTCACTTTCTTTTTGATAAATAATTTTAAAATCTTCTTCTCTAAAAGCCATATAGGAACCACTTTTATTTAAAAGAATAGCTCCAAACCTTAGAATTGTTCTAAGTTTGCCTTGAAAAGCTTCATCGCAAAACATGGATATAATTTCATTTATGGGTTTTCCAGTAGCGGCTCTGAGAGTTCCAATTGCGCCCGATATATCACTTTTGTAATGTGATTTTTTAAACCCCTTCCAGTTTTTGTCAATAGTCCCATCTTTATTCATACCAAAAAAGTCATAAAGACCCTCTGTTAATGTTTTATTATGGTATATTTCAGTATGTTTTATCAATGTTTCAGCATCAGAGCACATTAATTGCCACGGATAGATTTTTGAAATAAAATTTCTTTTTCCAGTATATTTGACTCTAACAAATTTATACATAAATTAACTCTCCTTAAATTTAATTAATTACAATATAATATCTTATCTTGTTTTTGTCAACAAAAAAAGTAATTTTATTTGAATTTTACGAATAAACCACAGCGGATTAAACCGGCCTAAAGGTCCAATGTCCCATTTAAGAAATTTCCAGTCAACTCCGGACCCTCCGCCGATGCTCCAGCGTTCCCAACTCCAAAATAAAAAACGTCCTGAATTTTTAGTCTTCATGCTTTTTTTTCTCTAATGATTTATACCCCACAGGAGGCTTTAATGTCCTGTCTATATTTGCCCTTATGCAAAAAATCATTTGAATATAAGGGCTATGTTTCAAAAAACATTTAAAGCACTCTTCTGAGGTTACGTCTTTATTTAGTTTATGACAAAAGTTTTTCATATCTTAATATTTGCATTTTCAGGGGCAAGTTTCGTGTCAACATACCTCATGGTGGTTGATATGTTTCTATGATGAAGAGACAAGCTAACCTCTTTAATTGGCCGCCCTTCGACATTTATTTTATGCGTAGCGTACAAGTGTCTAAGCATATGCGGGTGAACGTGTTTGTCAATCATTCGCTTAAAGAAGTCAACTATTTCGGCGTAAATATATTTCCTTGAATAATAGCTCCCTTTTTTGGAATAGAAAAGAGTGTCCCTATCGTCTCGATCCGGGAAAACTTCTTTTATTCTTTCATAAAGTTCCTTATCAAGATAGACAAAATCTTCAACTTTTCCTTTGCCTCTTGTCGTTATCAATATTTTATCCTTATTATAATTGTCATTAATATCTGAGTTTTTAATCCCTATAAGAGATGAGACCCGTAAACCGGTTGCAACAAATGCCTCTATTATTAGCATTATTCGGGCGGTTCGGTCAGTGTGATGTTTTTTTTGATACCCTCTTTTAAAAGCTTTTTGAACATCTTTTAATGTTATGGAGATCTTAAATTCTCTTGATGTGCGTCTTTGGATGTTATGAAATTCCTTTAAAACTGCCACAGGATTTTGTTCTATCTCGCCTACAGATGCTAAAACTCTGAATAGTTTTGACAAAGAAGCTACTCGCCTATTGATGGTGTTGCCCTTAAAGCCTTGCGCTTCCATATGCTTAATATATCCGGCAAGGTCATCAGGCGTAACTTGCTCAGGAGGCTTATTGACGAATTTAAAGAATAAATCATAATCTGATTTATAGGCTGATTGTGTCTGTGGTGATAACAAATTCCAAGCGGTTTCTTTTTTATCAATTTCTAAGGGCTGATCTTTTTTAACAGCAATTTCATTTTTTTTCATTTTTCTTTCCTTTTTAAAAAATTAATTCTGATACATCTTCAATCTCTTCAACTGGTATAATGCTATTGTCAGATTCATCAGGTTCGTCCGGAACCTCAAAGGAATAGCCTTTGATTACGGGATATTTTGGATTTATATCAACTGTGATTTTAAAGGGATTTAAAATTTGATCTGATATTTTGTAAACGTCCTCTGAGGTCTGTAAACCGGCGGCAATATGTTCAGGTAGTCGTAGTTTTAGCCAATTACGAGCATGTGCTGTGCCCCCGCCTCCATGCTCAATGCAAATATAATCACGAAAAATTAGTCCCTCTTCTGTATAGTAGCTTACTTTTACAGATCTCGGCTTGCCTTTTTTATAATGGTAATCATAAGACACATGATCAATATTATACTCCTGTAGAGGCTTGATTGTGCTGATAATCTCTTCTGTGCTTGCTGTTTCGTCATGATTGACACCGTCTCCGAACTTATAACCACACGTAGGGCAGACCTTTACAGAAATATGCAGGCCCGGATTGCCGCATTCAGGGCAGTCTTTTGTCGGAACCTCAAAGGTTTGTGAGCTTTTAGGCTTTTTAGATTTAACCTCTATCTTGTCAATAGGCCCAAAATAGTCTATATTCCCGGCAAAGTCTAAAACCAAACAGTCTAATTTATCCGGGTGTAACCTGCTGCCCCGGCCTATCATTTGTATTAACAGAGAGGCACTTTTTGTGCCTCTTAAAAGCACAATGCAGTCAATTCTTTTTTCGTTAAAACCGGTTGTAAGTTTGTCTACATTAACAAGACATTTGATCCTGCCTTCTTTAAAATCTGAAATAGCTTTATCATTAGTCTTTTCGCCTCTTTTTGAATGTGTAAAATCAGCCGAAAAACCTTGTCTGATTAGCTCCTCTGTGACTTTTTCGCAGTGGTCAATCCCGGCGGTAAAAACAAGAATTTTCTTTCTCTCTGAGGCTTTTTCAACAATTTCAGAGACAGCTTTTCTGATTAAGTCGTTTTCTAAAAAGACCTCCTGCATTTGCCCTTGATTATATTCCCCCGCCACGTCTCCAACTTTTGACATATCAGCTTGATTTTCGGCAGGTGTAGAGACCAAATTGCAAAGGTACTGTTTGTTATCTAAATTGCGCGGGTCATCAGGGTTTATAAGTTCGGTGATTGTTGTCTTGTGACAAATATAATGAAACATGCGGTCTTCACCCTCATGAAGTAAACCGGATTTAAGCCTGAACTCAGTAGCCGTCAAGCCTGTTATAATACATCGGGGATTTATTTCCTTCATGTCAGATAAGAAATGACCGTACATTTTTTTTGATTTTCGACTGACTCGATGTACTTCATCAATTATAATCAGATCAAAAAAGCCAAGCTCCCAGGCTTTTCTATAAACAGATTGAATCCCTGCAAAAAGCACCCTGTTTTTTGTGTCCCGTCTTTTTAACCCGGCTGAATAAATACCAACATCAAAAAACGGATTCCCCATGCAGTTATCAAATAATTCATTGTAATTTTGTTTGATAAGTTCACTTTGATGAGTGAGAAGCAAAACCCTTGTATTTGCAAATTGTATCATGCGTTTTATTATCATAGCCTGTACAAGGGATTTCCCGGCCCCGGTTGGCAGCACAATAAGGGGATTTAAACCATAATTTTCAGGGTTTGAGATCCCATTAAAAAAACCATGATAAGCTTGGTTTTGATAGTAACGGGGGTCATAATTTAGTCCTAAAAAGTTCTTTAAACAAATATTATTCATTTTGACTTGATTCCTGTAAAAATTCTTTATCCTTTTCTATTATCTCAGGGTCTACTTCAAGTGCAATTTCATTAAAGCCTTTTAGATAGATTCCCTTAAGTGCTGTGGCCCGTGATAATGCAACATAGCCCATGTTTTGCACAAACACATCTGTCAAATCAGTATTGACATAATTAAATGTAGCCCCTTGGCTTTTATGAACAGTCAAGGCCCACGCCAGTTTTAACGGAAATTGCTCAATCCATGCGATTATCTTTTCGTATCCCCCGGCATTATATTCAGTTAGCTTCCATTTATGCCTGACTACACTGATCGTTTCTCCGGTCTTTAATGTTTTAATTTCAACATATCCGCCTGAAACCTCATCATGCATTCCACTTAAATCAGTAACTTCGGCCAATGTCCCATTAACAAGCCCGGTCCGGGGGTCATTGATAAGATGCATGACCTTCGCCCCTTCTTTTAATAGCAGTGTTTCAGGGGCTAAACATGCTTTTTTTAAGCCATTTATATGAAAAACCTGAGCTCTTTTGTCGTGTGTCATGTAACTAAAAGAAGGATCGCCTTCGAGTTGATTTAATTCATACAAATTCATTGCGTCAACGTCAACGTTTTTACAATACAGATTAACAGCATCGTCCGTATGTTTGAAGTTTTGAGACAATCCTTTTAACACTTCGATTTGTTCAGATGTAACTTTATTGCGCCTGATATTGTTTAGAATGTCAATTAAAACAGTATCATTTTGTCTGTATATTTTTTCCAAATAACAGACTTTAAAATCAGCTGCGGCCCAACTTTTAGCATAAAAACAATAATCTATTTGAGGATTTTTAGACTTTTCAACTGGCGGCAGCTGGAAAAAATCACCGCATACAATGACCTGTAACCCTCCGAAGGGTTTGTCACCTTCTTTTAAAAATCTACAGACCTGATCAACAAGATCAAGTCTGCAATTATCCAGCATGGATAATTCATCTATTATTAAAACATTCATCCCCGCAATTCTGCGAAAAGAGTATGGATTATTTCTTAATGCATGCAAATCGTCTATAATAAGCTTCTCTTTTATCCCTATTCCGGCCCAAGAATGGATTGTTTTTCCGTCGATATGAGTAGCCGCAATGCCTGTACTTGCCGTAACCGCCACTTTTTTTCCTTTATCTTTTAGCTTCTTGATGATCTTATTCAGGGTGTAACTTTTACCTGTACCCGCCTTACCGGTTATAAATAGGTTATGACCTTCAAGAGCTAACTTCATGGCTTGTTTTTGGTCCATTATGACTCCTTGAAAATTTTTGTATAATTGCACGCTTTTACTGGACATGTAAAGACATTCTTGATTTTAGTTTTTACAATTAAAACCTCATGCTTAGGGCAAAGTTCAAAACAACCGGGCCCATTATTTTTAAACTGCAAGGTCAACAGCTGATTAAAGATTTCAAAAAAGACAGAAACTATTTTTTCTTGATCTTTTTTTGGTAGTTTGATTGGCGTTTTGGAAAACCGACAATCAAACTCCTCTAAATCTGAACTTCGCAAATTATGTGTTATATTCTCTTTTAAGTCATCATATATAGTTTTTTTAATCTCTTCTAAAGATCCATTGCAAATTAAAAAATCCTCTAAATCTATATGGCTGCCTAATATTTTGTTATTAAATTCAAACAGAATATAAAATCTCTGAAATCTTCCTGTTTTTGCTGCTAATAATACTTTTTCTTCTGTTATTTCCATTAAATTACCGCCTTAATGTAATTCTTTTTTTAATTCCGGATATTCAGATACTAATTTTTGTGTAAAATCGTCCCATTCTTTCAAAAGACCCTTTTTATCTAAAAAAACATACACCCCAGCAAGGGCACAAGCCAAAGTCGATTGAGGTTGAGAACATAAACCACGAGCTTCTAGTTCAAAATCTTTTTTATCTTCTTCTGTTATTTCCATATTAAGCCACCCTTAAAATATCTTATCTACTATTGACATTACATACCCACTTGTAATTTGAAAATTAGGGTCTTCCTGCTGCTGCCGCCTAAACTGTTCAATAAGATTCATAAAATATAAAGAATCTACACCGATTAGTTGATCTTCAAGGACGTTAACATCTGTCAAATCAAGTTGACTAATCTGAAAGCACATTTTTAACAACTGCCCGGCGTTTATGGTCCAGCCCCGCTCTATGAATTTACGAACCCTAAAAATTGAACACACAGGATATAAGCTCCCGGTATACCTCAAAGTTTTGTTTATAACATGCTCGTATACAATTTTAGGGATCTCAAGGGTGTTGTTGCCATTATCATAATACGCCTTTGTGTGTTCAAAATCATAGGTTTCGTGTATTTTGTCCGGTTCGCCGTAAAACCTGACAACAATTTGAATGTCGTTTGACAGTGTTATGGCATTTGATGATATAAAGACCGGAAAATATTTCTTTTTCTCTTTTTTTATTATATCATCAGCTTTTGTTTCGTCAAGTTCTTCTATTATTTCAGCAGTGTTTACGCCCAACTCTTCATTAGCATTGACTTCGGCGGGATCTCCAACAACTCCAGAACTTCGGATAAACATTTTAACACGTTCAGGGGGGCAATTTTCAAAAACAGATTCTTTATCCTCTATATCATTGTAACTTTCCTTTGTAGGGTTCTCACCGTCAATCACAATGACCTTATTTTCATTATGCGCTTCATTCCACTTTTTGGCATAATATTCAGCGACGATTAAAACAGACTCTTTTGTCCTGAAATAACAGTCAAAATCGTTTGGCGTTTCGTGTTGAATCATGGACGTAAAACATCCGCCTGTGATAATTAGATCCTTTTCAATTGCATATTTTACTTTGTCATCGTCAATAGTTTCAATCCACTGTTTGATCTTTTTTTTGATAATTTGTTTCATTGTTTTTTCTAACATAATCTTCACTCTCCTTTGTTTTCAAATTCTTTTACTGTTTCCCACCTTTTCGGGATGTCATCAGTGATAATTTCTCCTGAAAAAGCTTTCTGCACCTGCGCTGTTGCTGAGTTAGCGGGTAAAATTGAGTCAAGTTTTTTAATGTCTTCCCGCAGTTGCTTTGACGTAAAAAGCTGTAAGCTTTCATCTTTTTTTACAGTAGGAAAACCTGTGGCTGAACAATTTGCAAAGACCGCCCCGTTTTTATTTCTAAAAATAGTACACTCCCTTTGTTGTTCTAATATTTCAGCCTGAATTAAAGCCGGGTTATAAACATGTTTGTTGCAGCCTACATTTAACATGTCCTTATCTATAATGCTATTGTCATTGAGACATCTACTTTCCCCGTCTTTTATACATTCTCTGTACCGACATGTTTTACAGTGTACAAGCGGAAAGTAGTCAAAATGGCACAAATCTTTGTAAGCGCACCAATTACACGTTATATACTCGGGTCTTTCACATGTTTTTCCGGGCATAAAGTCAGGGTCAAAAATAATGCCCTGTGCCTTATCTATTAAATAATTGGCTGTCTGTGCGCTGTATTCCGTCCGTGTGCTGGAATAATTGCGACCTCCGGGGCTTGTAACTGTAATAAAATGCCGTGTCATTTGACTACAATGCATGTAGATTTGCCCCTGACAGTAATATATATAATCCCAGTTTTCAAGAGCGTTTTTGTCGCCATGTGTTTCTTTTGCTTTTAAGAATTTTCCGTATTTGTTCCCTCCGGTATTATCGCAGCTTTTATGCTCCCATATATGCCATGCTGTAGGGGCCTCTTTTATTCCCGTAATCATGCCGTCACAGTGGCCTAGAAAATGCCCAAGAAGCATATTAAACCCTATTTGTGATCCGGGGTCTTTGTTAGGATCTTCTGTCAATAGCTTAATTCCCGGAACCATCCTCAAGCGTTCGGCCATGACATCCTCTTGAACAAAGCCGTCCTCTGTGGCACGGACGCCTTTTGCTTTCCAGACATTTTCTTCTGCATTGCGGAAAGAATAAAACAAATGCCGGGAGCATTCGTGCCCTATTTCTGACATCCCCAAATAATGCCGGGGATGCTCTTTAAGCTCTTTGACTCGTTTTCGTTCAAGGGCCTTGTCTACCTCGGCAAGCGTTAAATCTGTTAATATGTGATTTATTTCTGCCATTATAGCCCCATCCCTGTTCCCATTGTTGCGGCATCGATTATCGGGTGAGTCGGTTTTAAGTACTCATAAAATTTTATATCGAAGTAATGTTCAAGTGAAACAGCTATTATTATTAATAGTATCAATATTAACAGCATTAAAAAAGTCTGTTTTGTTTTTTCTGTCATAATTATTCTCCTTTTTTGATTATTATTTAAAGCTGAGTCAGCAAATAAAATATGCCCCATAGAACAGCCATTATCCCACTATCTGCAACAGGGAGTATTTTGCCTCTATCGGAAAACTTAACAGCATATAGATTTATACTTGTTGCGTACAATGCAAAAGTAAAAATTATTGTTTTAAAAAAAATAAGTAGTGTCATAAATGAGCCTCCTTTTTAAATTAAATACCCATAATTTCTGTATAAAACATTATCCAAAGAGCTGTCAGAAAAAGTATTCTATAGTAAGAAATAGACAACGGTTTTCGATTAATACAGTTTTCTATTAAATCTTTAATTAAATCGATACTGTTAAATAATGCAACTCCAAAAATAATAATATGATAATGGGTAAAATTGGTTACTGCTATTATTATATTATCTATGTTCATAAATGAGCCTCCTGTTTTAAATTAATTTCTAATCTAATAAGACATAAAGCAAATGTCTTATCTTATGTCAAGGTATTTTTTTTAGTGGTATCTTAAATCCTGCCTGACCCTGTCATGTTTATGCTCGCTGTCACGGCTACAAAAAGTCATAAATCTTTTGTTTTTGTATTCGATTGAATCCCGAACTTTTATACAACCCTTGCAAGTTACTTCATCCCAGTCATCTGTAAGCTGCATCGAAAAGCTTCTTGGAATGTTACACATAGGCTTATTATCTTTATTCTTGTAGTGTATTGTCATACAATTTATTCTCCTTTTTTTTGCATTATTTTAATAGTGTATTCGGCTTGCCAAATTGCATCAGCAAGAGCATTATGCTTAATTCCTTCTTTTGGCAGTTCATGGTCTTCAAGTTTGGGCTGTGTATCTCTGAAAGTCTTCAAATCCATTTCTTTTTTGTGAGACCACGGAACATCTCTTATTATTTTTTGAAAAGCTGATCTCAACCATGAAACATCCATGTATCCATTTGACCAAATTTTCAAATCTTCTTGGTTTCCATATCTTTTTAAAAATGAAATAAGGTCATCAATAGCCTGATTGATATGAGTTTTTATTTTTTTGTTATAGAAAACTTTTCGGGCCTCTTCTGACTGCTGCATCCACCAACTTATGGTGTCACCGTCAATTGTCAGCCCTAAATCAATACATGATTGGATATTTATCTCTCTATAGAAAGTGTTATTAAGGTCAATTCCTGTTTCATCAAAGTAAACCGCTCCGATTGACAAAATTACGGCATCATTTTTAAGACCTAAAGTCTCAAGGTCTATCATTACATTGTTTTTCATTTTGCTGCCTCCTTGCTTTTCTTATTTGAAGCATGTCTTTTTTATTCTTCTTATGCTTTTTATAAATAGGTATAAAATACAAAAACAAGCTGATTACGGCTCCAACAATTGCCCCTGAAATTGTACCGCATAAAACTGCTGTTATGTTCACTCAGTTACCTCTTTTTTTTTGGAATACTTTTTAAAAATTTTTTACTTGCTGTAACAGGGTCAATTTCTTCAAGAGGGGGCCTTTCTTTTTCCAATTTAATTGATTTATAACTAAAATCGATTTGATGTAGTTCCATCAAAAAGCCCAAAAGGGCATAATAGGCAAAAGGGCCAACAGGCATATCGAAACAATCCCCTGAGTCGTCGAGAAAAACAATCTCATCTAAATTGATGTCAATCGAAAGACAATTATCCTTGTTGAAAGTCCTGTGTTCATCTTTATGTTCAGTGCCCTCAACCCATCCGTTCTCTTTTAAAAAGTCAATACATCTTTGCATGTGTTTTTTCACTTAATACCTCCTTTTTAAATTTTATTAACATTAAATCCAGCTGCTTCAATTGCTGCATTCCAAGAACCAAATACTTTAACTGCCATGTTTTTCCAGGAACAGTCAATCATCCGTGGGGTTTTGCCTAATGCTTGTTGCTTGCTTTTTATCAATTCAATTATTTCATCAGGAGACAGACAAAAAACACGTTTGCTTTTATTTGTAGGAACTCCCGCACTTATCAAAGCTCTATTCCAAGACCCGAAAAGATTAACCGCTGTTTGACTCCATGAGCAGTCAGTCATCCGTGGAGACCTCCCGAATTTTTCAACTTCTTCCCTTATTAAGTTGATTATCATTTTTTTATTGTAATCTGGTTTTCTCATGTTTTTTCTATTTTTTCTTCAAATTCAATTCCATCAATCAAATCAATAAATTTTTTCATTATTTTTTCTGAAACAGGATTGCTGAGATTTTCAATTGTTTGATCTTTTCTTAAGATTTCTTTTTCCAAACTCCACACACGCTCTCTTAGTCTTAAAACATGATCAAAAATAATTTTAGTCTCTTTATCAAGTGCAATAGCAAAGAATTCACTTTCTGTTATTTCACCGCCTTCTTGATCCTCTTCAAAAAATCGATATACTTCATCATCGTTTTTTTTAAATGCATGCATGGCTTTACTGCTTCCGGTCTTTATGCAACATTTTTTGGTTTTATTTTCCATAATTTTTTATTTCTCCTTTAAAGGTTTTATTATTTTGCGTCTAATATGTCATAAACTGCATTTTGTCCTTTTAGTATTTTTAATCATCAGGTTGATACAACCACGGTTTTTCAGTAACGTCACAAAAAGAATTTTTTGGGCAAACTATACACCAGTCCCTAATATACACAGGTTCATCTTCACATCCACAATCAACTGGATTCTCATTCACATGCAAAGGGCATTTAAAGCAGATACAATTCTTATAATCCATAAATAACCATCCTTAATTAATTTTTATACATTCCAAAATGTGTCTTAATAATTTTTCATGTTTTATTTCATCATGTTCAATATCCCTTATTTCTAATGTAAAAATATTAATGACTATTTCACCATAACTCATACCGCCCCTTTCATTTAATCTTTTTAACGATTGAGAATGTATTAGTTGAGCATGATATTCATTTAATAACCTAGTAGGAAATTCTTTTATTCCTTCTGGTAATGGCCCTAATATTTTCATTTTCAACCTTCCTTTTTTTTAAGTTTATCTTTATTTTTTTTGAGTTCTTGAGCGTCCACAAAAATTTCATACCCTTCATTATATACCCATTTGTGAAATTCTTTTGACATTCGACATACAAAAACTCCATTGACAAATTTTGAACCGCCCTTTTTTGCGATTATCATTTCAGCTTTCTTCAAAATAAATTTTTCAATTATTTCCATTTCTATGGCTCCTTTTTTATTATTTTTACGTCTAATAAGTCATAACATCCATTTTGTCTTGTTATATTTCTAAACAATTCTTAAACTCTCTTCACAAAATCCACCATGATGATTATTTATAACAATCCCATATATATTATAATCTTTATCTTCTTTGTCAGCACTCAATGAATATAATGGAGTGCCGTCACAGTCTCTAGTATGTTTAACAACAAATAATCTTGCACCTGCCATATTTTCTACTTTATTCGATATTTCAACCAGTGTTCCTATTTTAATATTGTGTTGCTTTTCAAGATTATTTTCCTTTATTGTTTTTCCATTTTCTTCAATTATATCGTGTACCACTTCAATATTCATAATTTACCTCCTTTAAATTTTATTATTTTCTGTCTAATAAGTAACGTCAAGCTTTTGTCTTGTTACTAATCCCAGTAACGTTCTTCATTGTGACAAAACGATTCATGGCTTACTATTTCGTAGTGACTGAAATAAAAATTAGTTGTTATAACTTTCATCAATACTACATTCACGTGTCCTTCTATTGGAAATTTAAAATCATTAAGATTTTCTTGTATTGCATCTTTTATCAAGGTTATATCATCATATCCTCCGATTTGATTTATATTTAGAGAACCACTCACAAATCCAATCAAAGATAATGTATATTCGTCTTCATAAGGATTACAACCGTTTTCTGTTTGGAGTTCAACTTCAACTATAATATTGCTTGTTGGAGTTTCAATTTTTTTATATGTCCCTTTTTGCTTCCAATTATCGGGGATTAAATCAAAATAAGGTTTGTAATGTTTAAGATTTATTCCTTTGCTTAAAGCCATAAATTCATTCACTGAAAAAAAGATGTTTTTTGAATCAGATGGAATAACCTCCTTGTTTACGGTATCGTAAAAACAGAAAGCTCTTTCTCCAAGACTTTTTGTTAAATCTACAAATTTTTTATTTTTCATGATATTTTTCCCTTTATTTTAAATTTTGTTATTTTACGTCTAAAACGTCATAAGTAATCTTTTGTCTTATTAAGATTTTATAGTTTCTCTAATTTTAGTTAGCCTACTACAAAATTCTTGTTGAGTTAAGACTGTATCTGATTTCCTATTCTTGCCTATGAAATGTGTTAATCTGGATTTTCCAGTAGACATTAAATCACTAAGAAACTTTTGATTTGTAGCAAGGGCATGGAATGCAGAATCTAAAAGCATTTGATATTCTTTGCTATGTCTTTTATACTCTTTACCTTTCCACCAAAGAACTTGTTTTGAACTCCATGCTTTGTTTCTTTTTGAACCTCTTTTTTTTGCCGCCATTCCAGTTAGTTTACAGACTTCTATTTGTATATGTTCTTTATCAAACTTAAAAGACTGTAGTAGCCCTTCCATAGAATTACATTCAACTCCATCAAAAATAAATTTTCTGGGAGTAAAGTTCGATAGTCGCCCTGCTGCACCTTTGTAATTGCTTCCTATATCCATTTTAATCCTCCTTTAAATTTTTATTTAAGACATCAATTGCCGTGTTTATTTCAGAAAGTTTATTTTGAAAAACTTTGCAATCTGGCGGACTATATGCCGGATGTACTGAATATTTATCAATTGAATTTATTGTATCAATCAACCTATATTTTTCAATATTTAAAATTCCAATTGCATGTTTCATTTTATTTTCTCCTTTAAAATTTGTTATTTTACGTCTAAAACGTCATAATCAAGCTTTTGTCTTATTTTAAAGCTAGCTCTTTTTTGAGTCTTTCAATGTACTGAGCTTCTTTCCATGTGTACTTGCAAAAAGTCTCTATTTCAGGTGTTATTTTACCACCTTTTCTTTTTGAAATTTTGTTTAAACTTTATTTTTCCAGTCTTACACCAATAGTTCCAATTTTTACATAATTCATTGACATCATATTTTGAAGTATTGCCTTTTTTTCTTTTATGATGACTGATTATGCTTTCCGCACTAATTGAGAAATGATCATATTTTGAATTGTGGCATTTACAACCAGTTGACCGTCCATTGTTAAAAGTCCAAATTTTGGGTTTTGAATTACATACAGGGCAGTTTTCCCACTCATCAATATTATCGGGAAAAACATAAGCATTAATTAGATCGTAAGAATTATGATATTGATATTTTAAAGCTTCGTGATATTTTTCTTTAATGCTAAAAATAATTTTATCAAACCATTGCCCGTCTTCATTCCTGTAAACTATTTGAAACTTTTTTGATTTTGTAAATTGAATATAAATCTTAAAAATTCTAAAACTAAAATAGCATTCTCCCATATTTTACCTCCCTTTACTCTCTTTGATCTGATTTCTGTAACCTATAAACGCAATGGCTAAAATAAACACCCCTGCGATAAGAACAAAATAAAGCACCGGGGTCAATCCCAAAAAAGTTGACCATATTAGAGATTTAACGGGATTTTCTCCCCACGCTAAACAATTGGCAAGAAAAAAGATAAAAGCAATCAAATGAAGAATTATTAATGCAGCGTTTGCTATTTCCATAATTAGCCTCCTGTATTGATTCCTTCAAAATTATCAATCATACACGTGTCACATGAGATTGAATTTTTGTTTTTACATTTGTAACATCTGGTTTTATTTAGTCGATTTATGTTTTCATAAAAATTTAACAATTCATTCATTAGTTCTTTTATTTCTAACCATGCTTTTTCGTCTTCTGCTTTTATGGTCCTTTGATTGTTAAATATTATGTTTCCGATCCTTTGCATATTGGAAGGGTTTTTGGATAATTTAATTTTTTCACTCATCCCCTGCCTCCATTTCCTGTTCAATCATTAAATCTATTTCCCTTAATTTCTTAGCCGATTGGAGCTCCACTTCGTTTCGCATTGCTTTAAGGGCCAATAATTTCGTTGAATATTGCTCTATGGGCTCTTGAGCTGTTGTTTCGTCCCACCCGTGACGATTGTGATATATTGAAGAAGAACAGGATTTTCCAATTCTTAAATTATATGCATTGTATGAATACCCATTTACAATTTTACGAAAATCATCAGAAGTATTTGGCGGCATTAAATCACGCTTAACCGGTTCTGTAAATCTTAAAGCCAGTTTTGTTTTAAGATCTTCAAGCTCTTTTTTCTCTTTTTTATTCATTGCCATAAAATTAGCCCCCTGTTTAATTTTTATTAAAGTCAATATACAAACAATGCCCTTGTCTTGTCAAATGTTTTTCATAAAAATATTAAAAAATATTGAAAAAGTTAAAAAAAAATAAAAAAATATTGACAATAAATAGGCCCGGTTTTTGTATGTGTCACAACAAATAACAAACAGGAGATACAAATGGGCAGAGACAGAGCGACAATTTTCCCTAACGGCTCCAAGGGTGTTAATGTTTCGACTGAACATCACGAAAGATTAACCGAGCTCGCTTCGGAAAAAAGGGAAACAATCGGTCAATTCGTGGCAAATCTAATTGACGATTATTTAAGTAAGCATGAGGAGGTGACTCAAAAAAACAATGGATAATGAAGAAAAGAAAAAACTACATTCTGAATGGCTGAAATGCAAAAATGCTGAATCTAGGGCCAAGGCAAAAAGGCAGGCGGTTGAAGATCAGCTAAGTGCTTTATATCCTGATTTTGATACAAGTTCAAAGACCTTTAAAGATGAAAACTTAGGTTTTTCTACAAATATTAAAAAAAATCCTAATTGGAAACTTGATCAAGAAGGGTATAAGTCAATAAGGGATTCGATCCCAGCAGATTTAAGGCCCGAAAAGATTGTATTCGATTTGGACAAAAAAGGATATGAGTATTTAAAGAAAAATTATCCTGATATTTACAAAATTGTGTCCGAATGTGTAGAATTCAAATACAATCGGCCTACAATAGCAGTTGAAAAATTAAAAAAAACAGGAGGTACTAATGGGAATTCTTGACAATGTCGAAACAGGGGTGAAACAAAGCGCAAGAAAGCTGATCATTTATGGCCCTGCTAAAATAGGAAAATCCACATTTTGCGCAGCGGCTCCAAAACCACTATTGGTGCGGCTTGAAGATCGTGTCGATGACATCGATTGTGCTAAAACACCGTTATTAACAAAATATCAAGAGGTGGCTGATTTAATAAAGGAGCTTGCCGAAAGTACGCATGATTATAAAACTCTTATAATAG